TTTACTGGTTCATCAAAGAATGTAAATATTCCTGCAACAAGTCAAGCATATGCCCGTGTATTTGAAGACAATGACGACCTAGTTGGTCGACTTGTTAACATTGAACCAGGTGAGATTGGTTTAGTTGGTTTGCTAACTGCAGATTTAGAATATGACCCATCTAAGCAATCGAATAACATCCTTGCTCTTCTTGCCAACCCTGGGGCAACTTTGCCAGGGACAAGTAAGAACCTTAATGAACTAAAGATGACTCCACAAGAGATTGAAACAGAACGCCTTAAGCAGCGTACCTGGAATCAATACATGGCTGCTAAAGATGCTTTAGAGGCTAAGATTACTGATGGCAAGACATTGCGTTCTCATCCAGAACTAAAGGCAGTACTGGATAATCTTGCAGTTTCTGTATTCAAAAATCAAAGCCAAGCATGGTATGACCAATATCAACTTGCTCAGAGTGGTGATACATCCTACAAGTATGCTCGCGCATTAACTGAAATTGTTACTGACAATAATTTCATGTCAAAGAATGGCAGTAGCCAACTTTGGAAAGACACTAGAGAGTTCTTAAGAGCACGAACAATGTTTGTACAAGTTTATCAGATGCTGCCAGATTACGACCCACGTAAGGCAATACTATCCGACAATTACAATTCTTGGATAGCAGCAAACGTTGGGCAATGGGATGGTAACTTGAAGACTATTATTACACGATATTTCGACAATGATTCCTTGAAGGCGGTTAACTAATATGGCTCTTACAAAAGATGAAGCGCTGTTTGATGAAAACAGCAATGGCATACTAGAGCCATCTGAAAAGCAAATGATGGACCAAATTGGTTCATACCTTAATGTAGATGCCGTTAGCAGTAATAGCGCAAAGTCTGGTACAAGCACAACATCCCAGTTAACTAAGTTAACAACCAATACAGCACGCGCTCTTATGGAGGCCGCTGCAGAAGCGGCTGGCTTTACTGGTAAGTTTACGAGTTTAGATATCGCAAACTTTATTAAAGAGTTTGACAAAGAACAAGCACGTCAAATTGAAAAGGTAGTTACATCTACTAGCCAAAAAAGTACTTCTGGTGGGCTTACGCAGGATGCTGCTGATAAAACAATAGAAAGCACTGTAAGAAAAGAATTCCCATCATTCTTTAACCCAAGGGAGTTTGCATCTGACTGGGTATGGAATAAGATTAATTTCAATGAAGAGGGTTCTCTTGCTGCAAAGAATATTGCAGTATTATCAGAGGTTCGTGGTCTTGTCAAGAAGTTCCAACTTATGGGTGTTTCAGACCAAGAAGTAAGAGATGCTGCAAAGCAAATTGCTATGGGCAAGAAGACTCTTGATAACTATTCTGTAGAACTTCAACAAAAGGCTGCAATAGAATATCCACAACTTGCAGATAGATTTAAGTTAAACCCTAAATTAACAACATATGATATTGCTTCTCCTATTATCAAAATGCTTGCAAAGGTGTGGGAAGTTGAAGAAGATAGTATTGGATTCGATAACCCAATTGTTGTGTCTTACTTAAAACCAGGTGGAGCAGATGGTAAGGGTGTAGCACCATCATACTATGACTTGCTTCTAAAGGCAAAGAATGACCCAAAGTATCAGTTGACACAACAAGCAAATAACGAGGCACGTGATGGAGCATCATCACTTGGTAACGCGTTAGGATTTGGACTATAATGGCAACTAAAGCACAGCAGGCAGCAGCAACGGCTGCTAAACAAGATGCAGCAATGGCTCGTAGAGCAGCAGATGCAAAAGCAGCAGCCAATAAGCCTACCAATACTCCACCTAAGGTTACTACTAAGCCTAAAGATATCCAAGCAAAAATCAAAAAACTTGAAAAATTAAAAATAAAGATTCAGAAAAAAGTAGACGCTAATGATAAGGTAGATAACTCTGCTGCAGAAAGAACAGAAACTGGGAGAACTCCAGTTTATGATTCTAAGGGAAAAATAATTGGCTATAATGTAACTTATAGCGATAAGTCAAGTGAGTTTATCCAAAACGAAAGTTACGGTCAAGAAGAAACTAGAACTCTTGCAAGAGATACTTTCAAAAACACTCTAGCATTAATTATGGGTGATACCGAAGCAGGACAGCCTTGGATAAATGAACTATATGATTTAATGCAAGGTTTTGTAAATACAGGTTCTACTGTCGAAGAAGCGCAAAACTTGGCATTACGTGAAGCAAAGAAACTAGGCAAAGCCTCTAAGTTTGTACAACGTTTTGATGCAATTTTTAAGTTACAAGATAGACTTAATGCTGGAGAAGCAGTACAAGTTCCAACTATTGCAGAGTACGTAAGGTCAGAGCAAAAACTTGGTGATGTATTCCGCGGTGTTGGACTAGGAGAACTAGCAACTCAAGATATTGCTAAAAAGATTCTTGGCGATGCAAACAAGTCTGTTGACGAAGCAACAGCATTGATTTCAGATGTATTCAACTCAATTGACAATGCTCCAGATATGCTTAAGAATGATTTAAAAACATATTTTCCTGGAGCAGACAGAACCTCTATTGCTAAGGCAATCTTGCTTGGCAAAGAAGGTGCTGTTGAACTCACAAAGAAGGTTAGAGGCATCGAGCAGTTATCTGCCGCTAAATCACAAGGTGTAACAATTGACTTAGCAACTGGTACCAATCTTGCATTGGGTGGGGCTGACTATGGAACATCTCTTGGTAAGTTTGGAGATGTAAAGCGTCTAGAGCGTGGACAAATGCTTGGCAGAATGAGCAACATTGACCTAACTCAACAAGAAACAATTGATGCTACATTCTCACAAAATGTAAAGGCTCAAGATAAGATTAACAAAATTGCCGAAGAAGAAATGAATAGATTCTCTGGTAGAAGCGGAAGACTAGCCTCGCAAAATAGAAGTTCTGCAGGCTTAATCTAAATAGAATCCTGAACGGACCCATCGGCCCCGTCAGAGTAATAGACCGATAGCAAGAGCCAGCCTAGTTCCCCGACTAGCAACTGAGGCTTGCGACTACAACGAATAGAAGGGTGGTTGCTATGAGCAACAACTACTGGGATGACGAAGACGATGAACTAGATACCGAAACAGAAGCACCTATGGACGGAAGCGACCTCTTAAAGAAGTTGCGTAAAGCCAAGCGTGCAGATGAAAAGCGTATCAAAGACCTGACAGAGCAACTCGAGACTTTGTCCAAAGGACAGCGAGAGCGAATCGTCAAAGAAACCCTAGAAAAGAAAGGTGTAAATCCTAAAGCAATTCGCTTAGTCCTAAAGGACTTGGATGATGTTAACGAAGAGTCAGTGAATAACTGGCTCGATGAGAACGCAGACTTGTTCGGACTAGAAACGCCACAGGATGCACCCGAGGTAAACAGCCAAAATCGTGCGGCATTACGCCAGCAAGACTTGGTTACACAGGGTGCAATAACACCTGATAGAGCAGAAGACATGTCAATGAGAATCCAGAATGCAGAATCTGCAGAGGAAATCATCAACATGATTTACGGCTCGCAAAACTAATCATAGTTTCTAACTACTAAAAAAAGGAAATAACCTATATGGCTAACGCATACGTATCCGTAGATTCCGCCTCTCTTGGCGGAACTGCAGGCGGTGCTGGTTTAGTACAGAAGGCTTATGACCGACTTCTTGAATTTGCTCTACGTTCAGAGCCATTAATTCGTTCAGTCGCAGATAAGCGTCCTGCTAAGCAAAGCATTCCAGGTTCAACAGTTGTTCTACAACGCTACGTTGACCTATCACCAACAACAACTGCTCTGACAGAAACAACTGACCCAGATGCAGTAGCAATGTCTACACCAACATCAGTTACAATTACTCTTAATGAGTACGGTAACTCTGTTCTTGTAACACGTGCTTTGGAACTCTTCAGCCTTGCTGATGTAGACCCAGCAATTGCTAACATCATCGCTTTCAACCTAGCAGATTCAATCGACGCAGTTGCAATGACAACATTGCGCGGCGGTTCAAACGTAATTTACTCAGGTTCAACAGCAACATCAACTGCAACAGTTACAGCAGCAGCAACAATCTCATCAGCGAATATTCGTCGTGCGGTTGCCAAGTTGCGTGCTAACAAGGCAGTGGCTCGCAAGGGCTCACTATACTGGGCTGGACTACACCCAGAAGTTTCACACGACCTTCGTGCTGAGACAGGTTCTGCAGGATGGCTACTTCCTAACCAGTACGGTTCAGCACAGGACCGCATCTGGGCAGGCGAGATTGGTACATACGAAGGTGCATACTTCGTAGAGTCACCACGTCTATACAACGCAACAGACGGAGCATCATCTGCTCGCGTTTACCGTACTATCATCGCTGGACAGCAAGCAATGGCAGAAGCCGTTGCCGAAGAGCCACATGTAGTAATCGGACCAGTTGTTGACAAGTTAATGCGTCACCGCCCAATGGGTTGGTACGGCGTACTTGGCTTTGCTCGCTACCGCGAAGAAGCACTATACCGAATCGAATCAGGTTCATCAATCGCATAATTGATTGACGGTTGAGCAGGGGGAGCAATCCCCCTGCTTAGCAGTAAATCCATTAGAAGGAGAATCATGGCAAACTGGACGTTCACAACTCCGTATGTATTAGAAGGTCCATCTGGGGGACATAGATTGTTTTACTTTGCAAATTTGCGCAAAGGGATTACAATCGTAAAGAGTGATGGAGAGTACTATCAAACTCGCTATCCAGTAGATGAAGATTTACTTGAGTACGAAGAAGTATATCGTGGTGGGTACGAATACACGGTAGATGATGCGACTAAAGCAGCACTTATTGCTGGTGGTGTTGACATTACAGAAGATAACTTTACAGCACAGTAGGAGATGAAATGGGACTACATCAAATACAAAAACACCCAAAATACGTAGAGGGCTGTTTTGGATGCAAAGCATCTACTCTTGAACTTGGTACAGGAGATGCTACGAGAGACATTTCAGATAAGAAATGGAACTCAGAACTACAAGCATATCGAGATGCCAAGGCTCAAGGAATTCAACCAGGAGGCACATCACGTGCTCACGTTGAAGCAGCCTATACTGCATCAGTAACTTTAGGTAAAGCCTACAACTCAGAGACAATGCCTAAAGCACATCAGATTAACAAAAAAACAACCGAAGTTATGAAAGAGATTGGGCAAATATAATGTGTATCAAATGTGGTTGCGGTAAGAAAAAGGGACAAGCAGGTTACGGAATGGGCAAGCCAGGAGCAAGCACTCCAATGAAAAAGGCTGTTAAGCGCGTAGCAAAGAAGTCATCAATGGTGCGCAAGAAGGGCATGTAATCATGGCTCAAAAAAGAAAAGGTTTAGAAATATCACTTCCAGGTGGTGGCTCAAAGAATAGCATTACTGGAAAGATTACCCCACCAAAGCCAAAGAAGACTCCACCAACTAAACCTAGTGGTACAGGAGCAATGGATGGCAAGCAGTATGATGCACACTTGAAAAAGATTCTCGCAGATATGAAGAAGACAAAGCGATGAAAAAGAAAGCATTCTGGGATACTAAGAATCCCAAAAAGAAATCAACACCCTTAACGCCAGCACAGAAGGCTAAGGCTAAGGCACGTGCTAAAGCAGCAGGTCGCCCATATCCTAACCTAGTAGATAATGCGGCAGTAAGAAATAAAAAATGAAAGATTCACGTTTAACGCGGGCTGGGGTGTCAGGCTATAACAAGCCTAAGAAGACTCCAAGCCACCCTACTAAGTCACATGTTGTTGTGGCTAAGGTGGGCTCTCAAGTTAAAACCATACGCTTTGGGCAACAAGGTGTATCTGGTTCTCCAAAGAAACAAGGAGAGTCTGCATCTTATGCAGCACGTCGTAAGTCTTTTAAAGCAAGACACGCAAGTAATATATCCAAAGGTAAAATGAGTGCCGCATATTGGGCAGACAAGGTGAAATGGTAATGGCAATAGATAAGAGCACTTGGAACAAGAATGTTAAAGTTTCCCAGTCAACGATTGATGACATAAAAAAACTAGGAATGACAAAGGCACTTAAACTTGCCAGCAAAAATGCAGGAGCCAGTCAAGGTGGACTTGTAAAAGAATACCAGGAAGCAACACGCCGTCTTTATGGAGACCGTCGTTTTAATGCTGCAACTGGAAAGTCTTCTGCACCAGCAAAGATGTCACCTAATGCTGCCGATTATGCAGCAAGCAAGTCAAAATCTAAGTCACCAAATGCTGTTGATAGAAAAACTAAGACACTATCAAAGCCAGCATCAAAGAGTAACACTAAGTCTAATGTTATCAAGGGAACACTTGGAGCAGCAGGCGCAATTGGTGTTCTAGCCCTATCAAAGGGTAAGGCAACAGGAGCCGCTTCTAAGATGGCTCCAGGACTAGTCAAGGGTATTTCAAAGTCACGCATTGGTAAAGCATTAATTGGAAAAGAGCCAAAGATGTCACCAGCAATGCTTGCAAAGGCAAAGGCTGCAGCAGCAAGAAAGCCAAAGCCATATGAAGCAAAAGTTACAATTGGGCCTAAGGGCTCATTTGGTAAAACTACAGCGCAACAGGCTAAGTCAGGCAAGGGTACTCCTTCAGAGTATGCATCAAAGGCTGGACAGAAATCAGCACGTGCATCAATCAAGGCTAAGCGCCCAATAACTGCAAACAAGAAGAAGTAACTAGAAAAGGTGGGGACAATGGCACAAGAAACAGTATCAATCGCATGGTGTGACAATGGAATGGTTGATGGCAAATTTATGCAAGGCGTCTGTGACGTTATGCTTAAGTCTGGTATTGAGTTTAAATCAACACTAAGAAGCCAGGGCAATCAGATTGCTCGCCAACGCGAAACAGTAATAACTTATTGGTACGACAAAACAGACACAGAGTGGTTACTTTGGGTAGATTCAGATGTAGTTATCAGCCCAGAAAAATTTAAATTACTGTGGGATAATAGAGATGCAAAAGAGCGTCCTATCCTCACTGGAGTTTACTTTACTACTGATACACCAGAAGAACCTTTGATGATTCCTATGCCAACTGTATTTAATTTTACAGATGGAGAGGATGGCGGGTTTGGTTTATCCAGAGTACATCCACTTCCTAAGAATGAATTAATTAAAATTGATGCTGCTGGCATGGGCTTCGTCCTAATGCATCGCAGTGTTGTAGAACGCATTCGTGCAGTTCTCCCTGATGCTCAACTGTTTATGGAAATGGGTAGAGGAGCAAAGTTTATCGGAGAAGATATCTACTTCTTCGCACTATGCAACCAGGTAGAAATTCCATTGTATTGCCACACTGGAGCAACCGCACCACATATGAAGCGGTTCTCTTTTGATGAGCACTACTACCAAGCATTTTTCGGTGGGGCTAAAGAAGAAAAGAAATCTAATTTAATCTTGCCAAAGCAAGGGTTAATTAAACCTAAGAAGGGTTAAACAATGGCACTAGGTAAAGCAGGCAGTAGTCTGACAGCGGAACTCAATAGGCTTGCTGGTATTACTGATATCACAAAGTTTCTAGATGAGCAAGGCGCTGCTAATGCTTGGGCTGGTACAACTGGCTTAGCAACCGTTGGCGCGCTTAACATCAAAGCGTCAGCATCACGCACACGTGACAAGTTTAAAGGTATCAATGGTATCTGTAATGAACTTGCTGGAACTACTGGACTTGCAGCACCCGCTGCCCTAAGGAGCATCAACGCATGACAACATTAAATGAAATGATTGATGAGGTTGTTCTCAACCTTTCAGGTTATACCTTCCAACAAGACCGCTCTACCTACCTAAAAACTGCCGTTACTACAACAACCTCTTCTGTTTCTTCACCCCTTATTTTATCTCTTGGTTCTACCGAGAATGTAGGTAAAGGTATTGTTGAGATTGGTGAAGAGTTGATGTGGGTTGACTCATTTGACCGTCTTGCAAATACTGCAACCGTTGCTCCTTATGGACGCGCATACTTAGGTTCAACTGCAACAACACACACAGCAGAATCTAAAGTAACTATCAGTCCAACCTTTCCTCGCTCATCTATTAAGCGAGCAATCAATGACACTGTTCGTTCACTAGGTTCAAGCATCTTTGCCGTTAAGTCAACATCGTTCACATTTAATGCAGCAAAAACAACATATGCTTTTAACAATCTAAATATTAAAAATATCTTAACATTGTCATGGGAATCAATTGGACCATCTAAAGAGTGGATACCAATCCGACGTTGGGACTTTGATTCAACTGCAGATACTACAGCATTTGGCGCTAACGCACAGACTGTTACACTTGGCGAGATGCCAATATCTGGACGTACAGTACGTGTAGTATACGCAACAGACCCAGAACCATTCACAACTAATGCTCAGGAATACTCAACACAAACTGGTCTTCCAGAGTCAACAAAAGATGTTGCAATTCTTGGTGCTGCTTATCGCTTACTAACATTCCTTGACCCAGCACGCGCCTCACAAGTTTCTCCACAAGCCGATGAAACAGATGGAAAGCGCCCATTCGGTGCGTCACAATCTGCAACAAAGCAACTGTATGCACTATACCAGCAACGTCTTAATGAAGAAACAAAATCGCAACAACAGAACTACCCACCTCGAGTTCACTTCTCCCGCCGATAGGAACCAGTAATGACAACTAGAAAATACTCATCCCGCTCTCAGCAAACAACGCTGTCTGGCGCCCTTACATCATCTGGAACAACAGCAAATGTTGTATCAGGTTCTGGCCTACTTGGTGGAGCAACAATCTCTTCTGGAGAAACATTTACAGTAGTAATTGACCCAGATACAGCGCTTGAAGAAATTGTTGATATTACCGCTATCAGCACCAATACAATAACAATTGTACGTGGCGTTGATAATAACGGAACTGGTGTTGCTCACTCAGCAGGTGCTGTAGTTCGACACATGGCAATTGGCCGTGATTATCGTGAAGCAAATGCTCATATTGAAGCAACAACTGGTCACGGCGCAACAGGTGCTGTCGTTGGTACAACCAACACTCAGACTCTTACAAATAAGACAATTAGCGCAGCAGATAATACTCTTACTGGTGTTGTTACACTTACTGGTACACAAACATTAACTAATAAGACTTTAACTAGCCCAGTCATTTCAAGCCTCACTCTTGGTGATGGCAACATTGTCTTTGAAGGTGCTACTGCCGATGCCTTTGAGACAACACTTACAGTTGCTGACCCTACAGCAGATAGAACAGTAACTATTCCAGATGCAACCACAACATTGGTTGGAACTGATACTACTCAGACATTGACTAATAAAACCCTAACTAGCCCAACCATTACTGGTACTGGTGCTATTGCAGGTACCTTTACAGGTAACCTAACAGGTAACGTAACTGGTTCCTCTGGTAGCACAACAGGTAATGCTGCAACAGCAACTGCTCTGGCTACTGCCCGTGACTTCCAATTAGTTGGAGATGTAGAAGCATCAGCCGTATCTTTTGATGGTTCTGGCAATGTAAGTTTAACAACTGTTATTGGTACTGGCGTAATTGTTAACGCTGACGTTAATGCTTCTGCTGCTATTGCTAAGACTAAGTTAAATCTTGGTGGAACTATTACCTCTGCTGACTTAGTTGATGGAACTATCGTAGCCACAGATATTGCAGATGGAACTATTACTGCAGCCAAGTTAGTCTCTG